ATGAAATTTAAAAAATGTCTTCTGCCTGTGGCAATGTTAGCGTCATTCACTCTGGCAGGATGCCAGTCAAATGCTGACGATCATGCTGCCGATGTTTATCAAACCGATCAACTGAATACCAAACAAGAAACTAAAACCGTTAATATTATTTCCATTCTTCCCGCAAAAGTTGCCGTAGACAACTCCCAAAATAAACGGAACGCACAAGCCTTCGGCGCGCTTATTGGCGCAGTCGCTGGCGGTGTTATCGGCCACAACGTCGGGTCTGGCAGCAATTCCGGAACGACGGCAGGTGCAGTTGGCGGCGGAGCTGTAGGCGCGGCAGCGGGTTCTATGGTGAATGATAAAACCTTAGTGGAAGGTGTTTCTTTAACCTATAAGGAAGGCACCAAAGTGTATACCTCTACCCAGGTGGGTAAAGAGTGCCAGTTTACGACAGGTTTAGCCGTTGTTATTACCACGACGTATAACGAAACGCGTATTCAGCCAAATACCAAATGTCCTGAAAAGAGCTAATAATCAGGAGGAGTCATGAAGAAAGTTTTTCTTTGCGCCATCTTAGCCTCCTTAAGCTATCCGGCTATCGCCTCATCATTGCAGGATCAACTCTCTGCTGTCGCAGAAGCGGAACAGCAAGGTAAAAATGAAGAGCAAAGGCAGCATGACGAATGGGTCGCGGAGCGCAACAGGGAAATCCAGCAAGAGAAGCAACGTCGCGCAAATGCCCAGGCCGCCGCTAACAAAAGAGCGGCAACGGCAGCGGCAAATAAGAAAGCTCGTCAGGATAAACTGGACGCCGAAGCCTCTGCGGACAAAAAACGCGATCAAAGTTATGAAGATGAGCTACGCAGCTTAGAGATTCAGAAACAAAAACTGGCGCTGGCGAAAGAAGAAGCCCGCGTTAAGCGAGAAAACGAATTTATCGATCAGGAACTGAAGCACAAAGCTGCGCAAACCGATGTGGTGCAATCTGAAGCTGACGCCAACAGAAATATGACTGAAGGCGGTCGCGATCTGATGAAAAGCGTGGGCAAAGCAGAAGAGAACAAATCGGACAGCTGGTTTAATTAATCGATGTTAGTAACTTCAATCCTATAATTCTTGAAGATAAAAAACCCTCTGTAGTAACAGAGGGTTTTGTTCATTCATAGTGCAGGGTCAAATCATTCCCACTCAATTATTTACGATAACCATAACCAATTGAGTGATAACATTTTTCCAAATCTCAATTTTTCCCGTACCGTTTTATATACCGTCACCGGAAATCAGTACCATGAAAAATGCCATGCTATCTGGTCAAAGTGTCGTACTGTTTTTCGCAGACTCTTCCGGCTTCGGCTGCCCGGTCAGCATACTCTGCCAGTTGTCTGTTTCTCTCGAGAGATTTGCTGAGCACGTCGGCAAGCAAAACTCCGGTGTCTGCGGCTGACGACCCAGCGCCGACAATGGCGTTATACTGCCTGAGCTGCTCACGGATGGCAAAGAGTTGTTGCTGCAACCGGCCAGCGCTAGCGGCAGCATCAAGAGCATCATTGCGCGCCTGGTCGATCCTCTGCTGAGCTTCACGTTCATTGGTCACTTTCTCCTGTTCGTAGTACTGACGAACTTTGTCTTCTTCGGCTTTGCGGTCTTCTTCCGCCTGAGCATACCCGGCATCGTACTGGCGACTGCCGTGTATATTCCAGGCAACAACTCCTGATATGACCAGAACAGCAAGCACTGCCACGATAATCAACTGTTTCCAGTATGCTTTTACGAATGCCCAGATCATACCGCCAGCACCTTACTGGCAGTGATGTACCGCGCTCGCCGGTCGTCGATGCCGTTCCGGCCACCATTGATAATCAGAGTTACACGTGCAATATCGCCGGTATACTTCATGCATCCTTTGCTGGCGAAGAACCACGCCGCGCTACGAGCCGCATATTCGTCCTGCGCCAGCAGTTCAGGGCTCTCCAGCAGGTCAACCTTCAGACCGTTTCCGCAATCACGATAGTTATTCAAACCGGTAATCTGGATAAGTCCGCGCCCTCGGTAATTCCAGCCATCACCAGGGGCATTGTTCCCCATGCGTTTGCTGTATACCAGATTTGCGATCGCGCGCTGGCGCTCAAGTGGCAATGGTGGTTCACCAGCACGGCGCCCCAGTGCATTAGCCTGCCCCTGAGTGAGACGCCCAGCCCGAACGAAGTTAGCCAGTCCGCTGACACTGTAGTTGAAATTCTCCTGCAACCTGGTGAAGCCCCCAGACTCATGCCCGACTTGAGCAATAAACATTGCCTGATCTTCTGCTTTGCTGATACCAAACTCTTTCATCGCAGAAGTTATATGCGAGAACCAGCGTGCGGCCAGTGCCTCGCTGATACCAGCAGCTCGCTGGAATTGTTTAATCTCCATGTTTAGACCTCGATACTTTAAAAATTTGAACGACGTTACCGCGCGTTTTAATAACCGCAGCCAGCATGACAGCGTTGATAATGACCTCAGATAAATCCACAGCCATTGGCGTACGTAACCAGATTGCATAGGCGACTCGAACAGGAATACTGGCCGCAGCAACAATCAGGAAATAAGCAAGCCATCCTCCCCACCTTCGATGTTGAGAGCCGTTACGCCGGAATGTGACAACGCGAATTGCTATGCCAGTGCAAATAACTGCATTAGTGATAAGCAAAAAAAACTCATGCGTTACCATCTTCTTTTCTCCCCGGAATTAACTCGCGTGGGTTATCGGAACGGTGATAGAGCCAGATGCCAATTCGTACTGCGACGATTGCTGACACAAATGCGCCAGCAGAGAAAACAATCCCTTTCTCGAAAGAGTCCTGCGTGATGGTAGGTATCAGGCTGGCTATGCCGATAAGAATTGATGCTGCTGGTTTGTAGAAAAGAAGTCCGCAGAGAAAACTAAGCATCGACAAGAGTACGCGACGACGAATTGGGTACTCTACCGCAGAGGTAACAAAAATTACCGCGCCAGCCAAAGCTCCCAAAGCAACCTCAGGAGGCACTCCTGCTATCACCGCCGCCAGAGAACTCATGCTAAGCCACTGATTTAATGTTTCACTGGTTAGTTGAGCTGACATATTTTCCACCATTTATATGCATAACGACCCCCTAAATAGTAAAGCATCATGCATGATAAACCATTTATGGTTTTTTGTTACCCTAGCATCGTAAATCCCCTGCCTTTGATGTCGATAATAAGGCTCGCCTTTTACATAACTCTGAAGAGATTGCAGTACAGAAATTATTTAAAATATAGAGGCTTAGTTGAATTCCGCGCCATCAAATGGCGCGGTAGCAGTCAAATATAGAAATAAACACCAAAACAAACAGTAACAGGAACAACAAAGTCAAACAGGCTTCCAACATCCCATACGCGCGGATCAAAACCTCCCCACCACGGCATATTCATACGCTTGCCATGCCCGAACATTTCAATCCAGCGATATTCTGCCTGGGTGTGTTCACGCGCAATGAAGAACGTACAACCAGCTATCGCTCCGTAAGCCCAGTTTCCGGTAAAAAGGCCAATCAGTACCTGCGCAGCCACAGCACAAAACGCATGAAGGAAAGGTGTTATATCCATTATCGCTCCTTTAACATAAGGATAAATAAACACTTCATAAAATAGATTTCGTCTTTGTAACAATAATATCTACAAAATCACCTGCAGATATAGCTGATGGTACTGTATCTGCAAGAGTAATCTTTTCTGAAGAGATGTTTTGCACATCTAATAATTTATTTTCAACCCCATCCGTATATACCAATTTGACATCACTGAATGGAGGGTAATAAGTGACTGTTCCTTGGTATACATATATTTCACTGCCTGAAATTGATTTCACTAAATACCTGCCCCTTACAAGATTAATTTTGAGTTCAGATAAATCGGTTTTATAACAGGTAATTCCTGAACCAATGTTAGCCATACTAATATCAGTATCACTATAATAAGTAATTGCTTTTCCTTGTTTTAAGGTGAAGTTATCTTTGCTTTTCCTTGGCAAGGATGTGCTATTTTTGTAATATCTACCAGTTAAGCATAGCCATGAAAATGCAGTATTCGCTACATTACCACCAGAATACACAGCTAAACGAATTGCACTAACTGGAACCCCTTCATTATTAATCCTGATCTTAATGGAAGAAATGTTAGCAACAGTAGCATATCTATGGTTAGATGAATCCCATTGCATAGAAGAAGTTATTGCTTCTGTTTGTGAAGTTATGACATTCCCATCTCCATCTAATGCATACAGGTAAATGCGAAACGATGCCGTATCTGCTGAGAATGTAAACATATCACCATTTCTTACTGGTACATCTCCAGATTCCCATAACAACCCAAAATTCCGCATAAAAGCAAACTTAGAAGAAACCAGGTGACGGATATTATATAAACCATCTACATCTGTTTGAAATGCTAATACACCAACTTCTCCATTGTTAGCACTGGATATAAATGGGGTGTTAGCATTTAAAGAAAACAATGTTACTTCATCGGATATATTTTCCTGAATATGAAATACTGCATTCCCCTTGCCATTATCAGTTACCTCGACATAAGTGTAAGGTGATGGATTGTATGGCTCATTTGTATAGTAAGGAGAACTTAACCATGTAGCTTCAATTGAGTTATTCCACGTATATTCACCAAAGTTAATTATCAACTGTTGGTTAGTTTGGGATGATGGATCTCGTTCAAAACGAAACCCGTAGAAGTAATTGTTATCACCTCTTTGAATATCAATTTTACCTGCCCCCTCCATAGTTCCACCATAAAACTTATTGTGGTTATGATGATATGGATTATCAGCGAAAATGATATTATTCGTACGATTCAGATAAAAATAGTTTTCATTTATCCATCCTTTCTCAACTCCAAGAAAATGAATTGTATCGACCTTTTTCAGGTTAAAGGTTGAGTATGCTATTGAATAATCCGTCGATGCCACCGAAGCATTATAATTTGCATATAACTGTAAGTAGTCGCAACGCTCAATGTTTATATGCTGCCCTTTTGCCCCGATAATACGAATATCCGGTGTCGTTTCAGATGAAATACCAGAATTTCTGATAATCGTTCCGAAGTTTTGTCTTGGGTTGTTAGGGTTTGATGCATTCCCGCCAAGCAATACCCCTATTCCTGAGTGGGATATGGTAAAAACAGCATTGGTCATTTCGAGGCTGACATTACGAAGATTTAATGTCTCCGTAATAATAAAATTACCTTCCGCTCGTAATGTTCTGGATGATTCTCGTGCATATTCTGCAGCCAGGATCAATGCAGATGTATCATCTGTTATACCATCGCCTTTTGCCCCAAAATCGCGAACACTAACGGTGTCTCTCATCTTATCCTGGAACGTTCGGTATACTGCTCCAGAACCATACTGAATAAACCAACCAAAACCACCAACAACCCCGGCGATTGCAGCATCGACATAATTACGCATTGAGCGATTATTTACAGCGTCCTGCTCAAGTGATGGATCTGCAAGGTTAGAAATTTTGTTTTGCTTTGCATCGTAATATTTTGCAAGCAAAGATGGTTTCATCAATGCACGTCTGAACCACCCAAAACATTGCTGGATCAGCATCGTCAGGTAGTCAAAAGCATCTTCATGCACTTCGGGGAAAAATTTTCCCTGATTGCGAAGATCTGTCTCCTGCACTACATCAAGCACACGATCTATCGTAATTCGCCAGCCAGCAGCAAGCGGAGACGGCAGAACCACTGAACCGCCACTATAAGTGCCCGCCCCAGTTACCGTATAACCGGTATCCAGAACCAATTCTGTTACGTTCCCGTTCAGGTCAGACACCTGAACAACCAGGTCTGATTTTCTGAAAATTCGAAAAGTATACGGAAACGATGTCGTAACGCCGTTACCTGTGTATTCGTTGTGGTTAACTTCGGTTGAGACCGTCATGTTAAATCTCCAGATAGTCGCAGCGCCCGTTGCGCCGCATATCTGGTTATTCTATTACCTGAAAAACCACATATGGATAGAAAGACTGTAAATACGAATAGATATTACCTTTCAGGTGATTTGCAAAACGTGCTGGATAGCAAACAAATTATTTGATACTGTATAAATATACAGTTATTGCATGGAGAAGATAAGATGCAGCGGTATCACTATCCACTGGAAGACGGATTTACCGAAAGGATTCACACGCCGGGAGGCGTCAGGTCACTGGTGGAGGGATCGCACTTGATGAAATTACTCCGGGATCTCGATAAGGATGGATTTAATGTCGATGGCCCACTTGCCGAACTGACTGCACTGATTAACTACGTCACCAGCTCACAGATGTCTATGCGGGATCTGCAAACACATCTCGACTATTGTGCCGAACAATTACGAAAACAAACCCGGTAAATTTAAAGGCCGCAAGAGCGGCCTATCGTTTCGCTTTGTGCTCATCCCAGCACGTTTTGCACCATGCCATTAAGCCGTCCGCATTTTGATTATTAGGGTAAAAGCTTGTTCGTTTTCTGCGGACATTACAAATTGGGCACCACTTCATATGGCGTGTATTCTTTGGGCCATCGAGACACCTTGCACACCACTTAGTCAATCCATCTGGATTTTTTGACGATTTCCTGAATTTTTCATATGGAAGATTTATTCTGCATCGCAAGCACTGCTTGCTACCACTTGAAACTCTGTTAGCTGATTCTTCTTTTGGCGGCGATACAGAAGGTATTCTTGCTGGCTCTGATACTGCCTGAGGTGCTTTTTTAGGTGACTGAGACGATGTGTCATCACCAGGGAATCTTCCATGATATGCCGGACGCGTTGACACTCCAGGTGGAAGCTCTGCTGTAAATGGCTTTGGCTGAATCAGTTGCCTCTCTTTTGCTAACTCCTGCTGTTTATAATATGTCTGGATTACCGCACTATCATAAGCAGGAGGTGCGGAAATATTAGGCGCATTACCTCCAGTTTTTTGAAACTGAGTAGAGGTGTGTTCTATCACCTGTGTACGATTAATCGTTATCTCCCCATCTTCGGTCTTTATCGTTTTGTTATGATTAACGACCGTACGATCAGAGATCTTAGTCTTGTTCTGGTTGATAACGTAAATAATCACCGCAACCACACCAACAACTATCCAGAAAACTTCCATTGCTTTTCCTCACAATAACATTACCTTAAAGGTAATATCTTGCTTTCAGGTGATCAAGCGTTAAACGCAATCAACCAAATACGGTTGATTTTGATATTTCTACGCGTTTATCATTACCTTTGCGGTAAATTTACATCGCACTCCTCTTGTGCCATAGTAATCGGGTACTGGCAAAATCCAGTGCCGGGATTGGCGTCCCGAGTTACTAAGTGGCGCATACCACGCCAGACGTGGTTTTTTTATGCGTTAAGCACAGCTATATCCGAATTATGGTGGGCTGGGCAGGGGTCCGAAAGGACGCCGGTACCACTTAGGCCGGTACGCCAACCTTGTCCAGTTCACCACCAGTAATTGGCGTTGCGGTGGTGATTAAAATCACTAAGTGGAGATAACCACCATGGCTAATGCTCAAACTGCCATCTTCAAATTTGAATCTGTTAACCCTATCCGTTCCATCATTATCGATGGCCAACCATGGTTTGTAGCCCAAGACGTTTGTAGTGCGCTGCGTATCCAAAACGTCACCCAAGCACTTGAAAAACTGGATGATGATGAAAGGTCTATGTTCAACATAGGGCATGAACATCGTGCAATTTTTGACAGCCGAGTAAAAGAGATCAACATCATCTCCGAGTCAGGCCTCTACACACTGATCCTCCGCTGCCGCGACGCAGTGACACCAGGCACTATCCCCTACCGCTTTCGTAAATGGGTTACAGGTGAGGTTCTTCCTCAGATCCGCCGCACCGGAAGTTACATTAAAAACTCGCTCCCGCAGGAAGAACGCATAAAGATGGTTGCCGACCAGGTAGCCAACGCCACGGCGTCAGCAGTGATGCAGGCAATGAAGATAGAGAACAAAACCTACAGCGCCCCGCTGAAGCCCGGCTACCGCAGCCTGATTCACTCGCCGTCTGGTGTTCTCGGCCTGACGGAGAACTCACTGCTGATGAATCTGCTGAACCAGTTACAGGACGACGGGCACGACGTATCGGGCGCGGCGGCGGAGCTGACCACCATGTTCTGCTACATCGTCGGTGTGAGCAAATGCCTGCGTGATATCCAGACGCACGCGGAGTACATCAACGACAAGGCAGGGTTCTTCTGACGGGCGGCGGCACAGGGATGTGCCTTTAAATAATTCTGTACAGATTGCAGACTGGGGGTGAATAGCGTACTATTACCTCAAGGGTAAGAAAGCATTTTTAATCTTCCCTTCAAAACGCGTCCTGTAGCCAAACATGGGAGGACGAAATGAGAACAAATACAACAAGAAAAGCGATGCCATACATTATCCCAGAAGCAGATTTCGATAGAAAACTGAACATGTCTGAGAAGAACACTAGTCACACCGAAAGCTACTTAGCGAAAGGTGTGGTTGATTTCGTTCTTCCGGGATTCACAACACCTTATGGTTATCGCCTTGTAAAATCTTGTAATGGCGATCATTACAGAATGATTACTACCAGCGATACTCCAGAAACGGTGTATGCGGTTAAGTTAATCTTTCGGGAAGATATCGTCGAAGCCAAAAGAACATGTACGCAGATCATGGTATGGCGTACGCCTAATGTTATTCATGACCGTGCTGTTCATGGTTTGCCTCAGATTTTTTTTCAGTTCTTCCTAGAGCAATATGCGATCGTTGTATCTGATGAGCAACAAACAATCGATGGGAGAAGATTCTGGGAAAGAATGATTTCTTGGGCTATAAACACCCCAGGATATAATGTATACGTTTCAGATGGCTCTGAAGAAGATAGACCTCTTAGCTTCATGGCATCATGGGATGATTTCTATAGCCAGTGGGCTGATTTCTGTTGGGGCAGTGATAAAGATGTGCATACCCACAGACTACTGGTTATAAGCAAAGATAAACTGCATTAATAGAAGCCCGCAGCGCGGGCTTTTTTGTGGACGAAACAAAAGTCAGTGCTACACTCATTGACGCCACATTGAGGTGGCTTATAGATGGAAATTTCACAATGAAAAAAGCATTTGCTGCACTGTTCGTTTTGTTGTCTCTGGTAGCTTCAACTCAGGCCTTTGCCGGTCGTTGTCAGCACGACAGCGATACTGCCGCTGACGGCTCCCGCTGCGGTGGGCGTTCTGCGGATTCCCGCCCGGGTGACGGTGGCATTCGTTAAAAACAAGGCCGCGAAAGCGGCCTGTGACATGTCACGCAACGCAATTATTACCGCGCCATGTAACATTTTTAATAATCTTATCAGCACCAAACTCAACGTAAACAGAGCAACTGAAATGGAGTGTATAACCGCCATCAGTTGTTGCGTATGTGTTTGAATATATAGTATTACCAATTAGATTAGACGTAGTATTATACGTTGTGGTTTGTGGTACGTTATAACTACCAGAGCTTGAGTAAACATACACTCTGTTTCCATCTGGAGATGTAAGCTCTCCCTGAGGATACCCCCACTGCTGAACCATTGCGTCTATACTCTGCCCGCGCCACGTAAGCATATTTCTTTCAAACTGTGCAGCTGACTGGCATCCAACGAGAAGCATAAATCCAAAAATCAAAAATACTTTTCTCATAATTACCCCTATCATGGAAAAACAGCACCAATCCACAAATTAACTAGTTATTTTATTATTCTTCCGAACAATACAATTCCGAATACTACAAAGCCGAACCATGCCGCTGCACGCAACAGAGATTCCAATTGAAACCCATTTTTATCAAAATGTATGAATAGCATAAAAACGCTGCACATATTAGTACAATAAAAGTTATTTGAACCATCATATCTCCTTTTATTGCGGAGTGACATCCTGTGGTCGCCACCAGTATGTCTGGTTAAACTCTTTCTTCGAACGTTGCTCCATTTTACGCAAATAGCCTGGTGAAAAATACTCCTGCATCTGGTTAAAGATCATGTGATCGAGAGCCGCCTTCAAGTACCAGAGATTCGCACCAGGCATCAAACCTTTCCCCAGCTTCACCAGATCACCACCAGTCTGCTCACTCTTCCCTTCCACAGCATTTAACGGTATGCCCTGAGCAATCTTCACTACGTCATCAACCAGACCAGCTACCGGGCCAAGCATCGACGCCAGCGCGCCGCTTCCGTACCTAGTGTGATCTGACAATAAAAAGTCACCGTAAAGGCCAAGACCACCACCTTTCAGTAGAGCACCAAGCCAAAATTTAGCAGCATCTTCTCCTGTCATCTCGCGAGGATTACGACCAGACGCAAGGTCGTTAAGTTGCTGCGACAAAGCGCCAAGAATGGTCGTACTGGCAATAAACGTCGCAATATATGCCGCACGCCCACCAGCAGACGGCATACCCATAGCGCGTGACCAGTGACGCATAACCACCGAGATAGGGAACGATTTAAACAGGAAAACACTTCTCGTTAATTCACCTTTCCATGTTCCACGCTGAATACCAGAACCGGTTATCAGTTGCTCACGTGCTCCCGGTGTAATAACAGCCATATCAACTTCTTCAGTTACGGCACCGAGCAGTTTACGCATTGCCTCAAATTTCACGCGTTCAGGCTCACCAAGATGTTTAACTGCTGAATCAGGGATACGCATAATGCTTTCCGGTGTCAGCATCGTATTATTGCCGTTCCCCCAGTCCTCCTGTTGCGCCAGCTTCCATACGCTCCAGTCTGTGTCAGTAATCCCTTTGCTTTTCAGGATACGAAAATCAGAATCATCGAGGCTACGAAGGTCTGGTGTCCGTGACACTACTTCTCCCAAGCTTCCCATCATGGTTACGCCATAGGCGCGCTTGTGCGCATCTGACCATGCTGTAAGCCCACTGGCACGCATTACCGCCGTTGCAGCCCAACGAGACACAGACGGCCCCATATTATCCATCGCCCAGCGGTTAACGCTGCCAAGTAGAGATTCCATCGCCAGACCAGCGCGGCGCGCCCGCGCAAGTTCTGTACGGTTCGTTGGGTCCATAGCTTCAAGCTGGTTGCGGAATAACTGGTTCATTGGAAGGTTGGTAACCTTCGCAGACAGATACATGGTTCCAAGATCAGAGAACGATGACAGCAACGCGGATCCGAGTCTGCTGGCAACCAGCCAGTTGCGGATATTGTCAGACCATCGCGCGATGTGCGGATTCGCTACAGGCTGTGTCTTTCCGGAAATAAAGTTGTACAGATTCTCTGTGTTGTTCGCCAGCCGCTCGACTTTACCGGTTTTACTCGGGTTAGCTGTTGCCGTTTCTGCCTTCACCTGATCAAGAAGAGAGCGGAAAACATGATCGGGGTTTGGGCCATATGTTTCCACCAGTGCAATATCTTTACTGATACCTTCCAGGTGACCGACCATGATTTCCCATAGAGAGCGATCGCCATAAAGTTGCTGATATTGAAGATAGGAATCTGCATCTTTGAAATGTATCTGTCGTGATGCATTACCACGGTTAGCACGTGCGCCGGAAATTCGCATTCCGGTATCAGTAAGCTTATTCAACCCACCAGTAGCGATCGTGTTATAAGCCTCTCCAAGAAATGCAGACAACTCGGCATCGTTCATCAGTTGTCCATCGGCTCGGGTATAATATTTGCGATCCAGCTTACCTATAACATCGCTAACCCATTTATCTTTTGATACCGCCCCAACCTTTTCCATAGAATGATGTTGAGGGATCCCCCAGTTTTCGAGATAGCCAATGTCCCCACCAGCATCATTAAACCGGCGGCGCAGCAGCTCTGTAACTTCTCTCCACGCCTTAGCACCTTTTCTTGCTTTAGCATTGCCAGTATTTTGCCCCCGCATTTCATATACCAGGTCACGTACGCCAGCTTCATCTTCAAACAGACCAAAAAAGCGAGGATCAACTGCTTCGAATGCCTCCTGCAATTGACTCAATGCATAATCACGGGTGGCTTTTGTTCTGGATTCAACAGAGAGGAAATTCGATTTACCGTCTGCATTAAAAGCAATAGTACGGTTAAGAGCGCCAAGTTTCCCATCAGCCCCTTGATAGCTATTGATAAATTTATCCAATCTCTGACGTGCGGCTATAGTGAGGGCCACACGACGTTTCTTTAATGCCGCTTCTCGCTGTAATTCTTCAGATGCCAATTGTGCTGCACGATATAGCCGCTCTGATTCGGAAAGTTGTCTCCACGACATCGGGTCATCACGAGCAATAGAGCGCATATTTCGATAAATGCGGTCTTCAATGTTCTGTATTTCTCGCGCCGTTAACGTGCGCTGCGCCGCCTGCTGGACCGCTTGTATACATTCCTGTCTCATTTAATTTAACCTCTCAAGAAACACGCCACAGCGACATCAAACAGGCTGGAATCCTGTATTGCCTGCTCACTTTCCCTGTTCGCTTCATCCAGTACTTCACGCGCGCTGCGCGATTGTGGATTACCATCATCATCCAGCACGGTGATTATCATGTCAGGTGATTCAAGCAGCGAGTCTTCAGCTATGCGCAGATCAATATCTCCTGCCTTATCTGACATCATTTTTTGTTCTGCCTGTTGCAATATTTTATCAGGCTCAAAAGGAGCTACTTCGTCTGGCGTCCTGACCTCTGCTGTTTTATAGAATGAAACAGCCTGAGCATTAAGTTCACTTTCTGCCTGCTGTCTCCGAGCCAGTTCTGCTCGAGCTTCAAAAAGCTGACCGCCAGGCTCGTGCGGTGCCAACGCGTTACGGGAAAATTCCAGGCGTTCTTGTGCCTGCCGGATTCGTTGATCAATATCGCGAAGTCTGGCCTGTTTATCTGATCGAGCACGAGACAAAGCTTTACCGCTACCGGTTGGCTCTTCTGCAAGAATTTGTGCACGCTGTTCAGTGAGATTTTCAATAATTCGTTGGCTATTAGCGATTTCAGACTGGTAAACCTGTCTATCTCCACGCGGCAAAAGCTGCGCGGCCTGTTCTTCAAGCAACCGATTTTCTATAGCGCGCGCCGTTACTCCATCATCTACAGATGACAGAGCCTCATTAACTGCCTGAGACAGCAGACTCTTGCGCCCAGGAATTTCACTGAAAGATGCAGACTCAACAATGCTGGCAACGTCTACAGGTCTCCCCTGGCTAACATCAGACATAGCTTTTCGCAGAGCCTGAATGTGAGAATTGCGCGAAAGCACGTTGATCGGCACGCCGGGCGCAATATCAATTTCAGCATGATGAGCGGCATTCGCCGCCAGTGCAGCATCGATATCAACTGGTGAAAAATTTGGTGCGTTTGTAGACTCGCCGCGAGAGTTAATAAATCTGCCGACACCACCAAACGCCACCCCAAGAACAGCATCAATAGCAATTGCCTGTCGATCCAACACATCATACTGGTTAGCCATTTCGCTATAGCCACCATCACGAAGCGTTTTTGCAGTAAGCCCACGCTGTGCCATACCGAACGCAATATTTGTACCTGCGGCATAGGCAATATCTGGCGTTGCACGTACTGCTGTTGCTGCGGCGCGTCGTACTGAACTTTCACCCGTCCGCGCGAGCTGAGCCGCCACACCTTCCGCCAGCGCACCACCAGCACGTAACCCGAGGCTCATAGGGATCAATGTCCCGGCCCCAGCAGTAATGCCCTGCACTAATCCCGCTTCCTGCGCTGTCCTGAAATCAACACCCTGTGCTGTCAGCCGTTCAAACTCAGAAAAACCCTGTAGCGAAGTTACCGCCGCTGCACCTCCGAGCGGACCACCGAGCGTTGTACCGACAACAGCCTGCCCGCCCATATCGAACAACCCATAAAGAACCTGCCCTGCGGTTCCGGTTGTCGCGGCATCAGGCGTCAGCCGCTTAACCTGCTGCTCTGCTAGTTTTCTCTGCTCGGCAATGTATGAAACTGAAGTGTCATTGAGCGAGGTGTTTTCGTTAACAAACTGAGCAATCGGGGATACGATTTTATCCATCCCTGCCCATAGCAACTGATCTGGCTTTGCCACCAGCCCGGAGTACAAACCAGACAATGCCGCTCCTACAGCATTGTCGAAAAAACCAACATCGCTGTTAAAGCCAGCTGGATTTGATACTGCTTCGTCAAGCTGCTGATTCTGGTTTACTGGATTAAGGCCAAAGTAACTCATTGCGGAATATCTCCGGAGAATCTCTGACGCTTCTGTGTCAGATCAAGAACAACAGGAGAACCATCATCCTTCAGCAGATATCCAGTCCCAAGTTTTACCAGGTACTGACTATCGCCGTAACTTTGCAAACCATACTGACCAGGCGGTGTTTTTATCCCTGTGCCGACAACTTGTTCATTCCAAGCCTGATTAACCTGCTTATCGAATTGCTCTGCAGACATTCCCCACGGCAAAAGAACATTCCCCATTCCGTTATAGTCATGCACGCCACCTGTAGCTACGTTAACAGCCTGTTTCCAGATATCATTGTCAATTTCGCCTGATACCACGCCTTTTTTCGCCATCACACCAGCGTAATAGTCCTTTGCGATCTCGTATGCCATTGATGCCCCCTGAGCATCACCAGCAAATGCATCCTTCACCATGTCAGAAAACTCAAGGCGAAGATCAGCATCTTTAGGCATCGGAATACCTTTCGCATCATCAGTACCTTTACGAGCCGCCGCGCCAGCAAGAATTGTCTGCGCAGCGGTTTCAGGTGACACGGAAACATCCGGATTAAACCAGTTTTTTTCTGCCAAAATACCACCAGGTTTATCCATCAGTATCCCGGCAACGGCAGCAGATGGAGCGTTGGCACTGATCTGCTGTAGTGCTGACATATACACCTGCCCACCACCAGTGCTTTGCCTGATGGTATCGAGATATGCTGCCTGTTGGGAAACGGGCGCATCACGAAAGAAAACACCGATCTGATTGGCCTCGTCTTTGGAAAAGAACGTCAGTGGAGTGCCATATGACTTGGCAAGGTCACTGACCTGAGCGGCACGCAAGGCAACGCTCTGTCCAAAGTTATCCTTATTGCTCATGTCGATAGGCTTTGCCTGTCCGGCGGCAAGAGAGAACTGCACAGGATCCGATTGCCGCTGCTTTATCACCTGATTTGCAGCCGAAACAACGTTGTCATAAAGAGCTGCGCGTGCCGCATACCCCTCCCCTGTCTCACCAGTATCCGGGCGTAATTGCTCAACATATGCTGTAATGCTGCTTGTCGGCATGTTGCGGAAAGAGCCTATATACTGTCCGGCGATCTGCGTATTCTTAAACTCGGTATATCGCAGGTTTCCTTCTCTGACACCATAAGCTGCAATAAAATCAGCCTCATCAGGTGGGTTAGGAAATTCAACGCCACGCATATACGCAGCTGTCGCATCGCGAACCTGGCTGTCAATCATCGTTTTATATTCAGCCTGCTGCTGCCGACGCAGTTGATCCGCCTGTCGCATAAAACTTGCCTGCGCCTCAGGAGATGCCGCATCGAATGCTGCATTACCGGTATAGCGTTTGGTGTTGGTTGGAATTGTTGATAAACCAAGTGCTGCACTGACACCAGCAGTTAACTGCTGATCACTGTATGGCTGGCTACCGTTCTCATGATAGATAATGGCTGCACAAAGCGCCTTCAGGGTATCAGGATTAGATGCATCGAGAGGATCATCAGCAGAAACGCCAAGTTGTTCGCACACTGCTTTGATATACGACATAGTGTCATTTTTATCAGTAGGCGGTGCCCAGCGATTAATTATCTCGCTGACTGTATCAATACCCTGCCGCTGATACGACATCAGGTTCCGCCCTAATGCACGAATCCCGTGTTCAGGTGTTTCGAATTTAGCAAATCGACCATCATCACCGGTCTGGCCTACCCACGGATTAGTTTTGCTGTATTCGAGATTTCCTGGGTTATTGTTGCGTATGCCACGGGCACGCTCGGAAGAGTCACTATCTGCTACAGCACGGCGAGCTCCAGCAGCAGTATCACTTAACTCGCCATTACTTTGGATGAATGCGGTCGCATTGTTTGCCGACCACTGGGACAATGCAGCATCAGCAACCTTCTCTTTAAACTCGATTTTCTTGGCCTGGATTTGCTCGTCACTCCAGCCATGTGCAATGCCGTAATCCTCAATTTGCTGGAAAGTTTGCTTATTAGCCAATACGTATGCGGCGTTGTCGCCATACAATGCTGCGGCATTTTTACCATTGTTCAGCAGCGTCGCCTGAAACTGGCCTTCTTCGTAGGCATTTATTTGCCCTATCTCGTGCCGCCCGGCCTGCGTAGTGAACTGAATGCGCTGCTGCTGCGCCTGCTGCATGAAAGCATTACGAGCTTGTTCATCCGGCAGCGACATAGCCAGTTGCTCGACCTGGGCATTAAACTGCTGCGTATACTCCTGACCTTTTCCAATAGCATTTTTCCCTTTCAGGTTAAGCAAACCTGTTTCAGGGTTATTCAGCAGATCGCTGCCTGTCTGACTGAGTTTAAGGGATGCCTCCTGAACCAAGGCAATATTGGCACGCTGTTTTGCCTGACCCAGAACATCAATTGCCTCTGTCCCTGCCCGAACAAAAGCATCACTAATACCTGGCTGAGAAAACGTCTGCAAGCCTGCTGACTGAACTCCACGACTCTCAACCTGACGTCCCGATGTTGTTGGTACAACTGGCATCAGTAACCTCCTATTTTGAATCGGGAGTCAGAATTCATAAAACCTGAGTTAGATAACATTGGCGTCCCACCACTAGATGTACTTCCTTTAGAGAACGGACTCCACGTCCCACCAAACATCTGGTACGCACCGTATGCCTTCAGAGGCGCAGTGAGCAATGTTGTTGCTGCTCCTACATTCCCCTGTTTACGGGCTGAACTGGCTTCTGCTTTATAGTTGGCAGCCTGAACCTGATAACCGTAAGCCTCGCGTTGCGCGTTATTCACCGTCGTCAGCGAATCAAGAGCGCCAAACTGGGCAGTGTCGCCAAATATATCCAGCGCGTTACCGGTAGATAAATCAGCGCCGGTAGCCCCCATTGTCGCCGCCTGTGTACCAAGCCGCTGTCGGGTCTCTCTGCGCCGTTGCTCAGCTTCAGCGTTACCCCTGTTTATTGCATCATTTGCCTGAGCTGTGGCTATATCTGCGTTCGCTTCTGCAACCTTCGAGGCATACTTTCCCTGTTGGTACTGGGTGTATGCCTGAATGCCACTCATGGCGAGCATTGCGCCACCAGCAATAACCGGATCGCACATTATTTTCTCTCCATGTGAAATCTGTGGAAATTAAGACCAAGAGCACCATAAGGCGCGGCTTCTTCAAGCCTGAATCCAAGCCAGTGCAGCCATGCTTTGGCAACATGGTTTCGCTCGTCGACATAGTTTTCCAGGCGCGGATAAACTGCCAGCATCTGCTGCAATACAGGGCGGCAGTGGCGAAGAAATGTCTTCTGATATTTTTCAATACGGCTGGTTCCTACCAGCCAGGGCGTACCATTGCCACCGATCATTGACGCCGGAGATACGCCAAACATGGTTACCAGTTCTCCGTTCGCAAATCCTGACCAGGCCATAGTCGCAGTACGCAGACCAACACGCAGCGCATCTTCGGTAGTCATCAGTGATACCGCATACAGTTCGTCAATATCAGCCTGACGAACATCCGGCAAAATCATCTGAAGATGCTCTTCGGTTGCGGGAATAATTTGAACATCGATCATCAGAATCCCCCAACAGTAAGGCGAGGAATAACGGCAAGAACAGACAGCGGCAACGGATCAAGCTGACGGATTTTTACACGCCCGTTTTTGCCCCAGTTACTGTCCAGTTTCACTTCTACTTTTCCGGTAGCATCATCAACAGGATCATCGTAGAACTCGAATTCACGCTGTGGATATTCGTACCATTTACCGCCGGGCGTAGTCGCCCAGATGCCGCGACTGGCATTCACAACCAGAGTAACGGAGGGGATCACCTGTTTTTTGTCCAGCAGCGTTTCCTGTCCGTTAATGTTGATATCCAGTGTTTCGAATTCAGCAGTTATTGGCAGGCCGATGTGCACTACAGCCCCCGGAGATTCCAGCGTGACGGCACCTCCGGAAACCACTTTCTGTGGTTCCACGTTCGCATCAGAGAGAATGTTTACGGTCTGGCCTTCAAGATGAGACAGGCCTCCAAATGTCCGGCGCGCCATCTGCCAGTTCGTGGTGGCCACATTCCTGAGGGATGGCGGGACGTTCCTGTTAGCACGAACCACTACAGCGGTATTACTGGTTACAGAAATAATGTCGCAACGTAATTCTTTTGACACCTCATCGCCAGTATCAGGATCAGTTCCGGTATAAGGGAACTGTAGTTGCGCGCCGACATCACTACTGGTGAAGTACGCACCACCAGAAACACTGATTGTATATTCCGCGCGGTAATCCCATTCGCCAGAACCACCAGTGATGATCATCGTTCTGTCAGACGTATTTCTTCCATCATAGCTAAGGCCAGAATCAACAAAGAAAGCATCTTCATCGCTGGTAAATAAACGGCTGGACAGTCGCTCGATGTATCTCACTGTTTGCCCGTTAACGGTTCGGTTAACGACGAAATACACCGCATCTTCATTGCCTTCGCTGATACTGCATGTGCTTTCATATTTTCCGGTACTGGATTGTGGTGCCCATGCAAAAACCTGCTGATCACGCAAATAGGTCATCACCAGTAATTTACCGTCATCACGGATGCAGAAGGCGCTGGAGTAAGGGACTATTGAGAAGCACCAGTCAACAATGCTGTGCTTCTGAAAAAGATGATTGGCAAGGATAGTAAGGTCGTTCCCCTGATAGCCGTCAACATCGAATGAGTAGGCGAGATCACGGACAACACTGCCTTTCTCCTGGACGAACAGAGCAATATTCGCCACGGCAATTGGTGGGACATTGCTCGAGCCATTTGATCCCTGAGAGCTGAATGCAAATGATGATGGGGTAAGCACTTTGTTCTGGTCGCCGGTGATGACGTACTCACCTCCGGAAGTCAGCGCCACCAGCGAACCAACATCAATCAGGTGACGGATCTCATTAACCTGACGCCCGGCATAGGTGTAGATAATTCTGTCGTCATCCTGCGTAGGATTGCTTTTGCCAAAATCCTTATAATCCCCGGTACGGCTGGCCCAGATAGTCTGAGGGAACGCAGTCGATGCGGCGAAGTAAAGACGTTGTTGATAATAAACAACAGTGCCAGGATAACCATTAACACTGTTCCAGGCATATTTAGCCCATTTATAGCTGGCATTATCCTCGCCAACGACCTGCGAAGGGATATAGGAAATCACCTCGGCAGTTGCAGTAGTGCCGTTTACAGCAGTGATACGGGCAATGCCAAAACCACTGTGCAGATACTCCCACTCAATGCCAGTATCATCATCACCGGATCCGCCCCAGCCATCCCATGATGTGCCTTCTGTATGCGAAGGGCGCAAAGTGCCTGTTTTGCCTGCTGTAACGGCGCGATAGTAGTTACTGTCTGCACGGCGAATATCGCCAATCGACGTACTCTTACTGGTTTCCCATACCGGCACTGAATCCACTGCAGGCTGTTCCAGATAGAACAATTTGCCTACCTGCTCCGCGCCAAAAATAGAGGCGCTTGCCGTTAACGTAATTGTCCCGGTGCTGGCGCTGGCATAAACCGTCACTGACTCGTCAATATTGATATCTTCAAATGGCCCGTTCTTCGTTACCACATCAACCAGTTGCCAGTTGTCATGCGCATAGCGGCGCAACTCTTTCGGCGGGTATGCCGGGTGAACCAGCGTAAGCACGTCGGCGCTTTGCGTAAATTTAATTCGGAACAGATCGGCTTCAGTATATGGCGTGGCAATTTCATAAATAACATTGCTGCTGTTCAGCACCAACGCACCATCTTTGATAACGCGCATGTACTGGTGTCCGAACTCCAGAGCATAAGTCTGAACCGTCGAGAACTGGAACGGGATCAGGCGGCATTTCCGATTTGGGTATTTGGCGGCACCAACAAAACGCGTACCAGGTCGATTCTCAACGCCGCCATACTGCCGCACGATAAAGTTATCGCACTTGCGCAATGCCACCTGGTACTTCGCCATGTCGATACGACCGTACAACGATGGTCCAATCTCACCACCGGCAAAGCTGGGCTGGATCCAACTGATAGCCATCAGGACAACCTCGCAATGGTAAACTCGTCAACCGGTGGCTGTGGTTCCTGTGATTCATTCTGGCTATGCGAGCCAGCACTAAGAATCACGCGATTGTACATATTGAGGGCAAACGTACCGAGGTCTGCATTCCCAGTCAGCGCCATGTTAATAGCTGCCGCAAGACGCCAGGCCAACGCCTCCATAAAAATGGCATCAAACATGTTCACATCTGTAACGCGAGAGACATACTTGAGCCATGCCTGAGGCTGGTCTGTGTAGATCAACTTTCCTGTTCCGTCGGTGTCTGCACCAACTTCGTACTGAACGCGCATTGCTGCTGTTGGATTGCGTACACCAGGAAGCATAATTTCAGTAATGCGCAGACAATCGGACGGGTACTGGTATGCGTATTCCCAGTCTGGCGGCGGATTGCTCGTATCTGCAAGCGCCACGCGTTTGGTAGCAAAGTTCCAGTCAAAATCAGAAAGCACAGCATCACGGCAGGCCTCAAAGTGCAGCGAACATTCCCCCGCTTCCTTGCTGGCTTCCGTCAGGCTGTTAATACTGCGGCTGTTGCCAATATTGGACAGCGCACGATTGCAGATCTCTACTACAGAGGCCATAAGTTTCTATACTCCTGCAATAAAGGGGCCGAAGCCCCTTGTCTGATTCGCGAGGCTTACACGCCCAGTTCTTTACGCTTATCTGCGATCTTCTCGCGGAGAGTTTCGGCTTTGGCGTTATGGTGTGGCTTCTCGTTAAAGAGCAATTCGTACTCTTCACGGAGCTTATCCAGTTCACCATCATCTGACACATCGTTGATGATTTTGGTGCTGGTTGCTGCCATTGACACCTTTCCTGCAACTTTTGCTTTTGCCTGTCTGGCTGCATCGTTAACAGGTTCCAGTGCGCTACCAGGCTCACCTTCGTATTCGATTTCTGCCCCCTCCGGCCACAGAGTGTTATGGATATGAGAGAGGCGCAGAACGCGGTATCTTGGTTTCTCACCTGACATCGATATCACCTTAACCAGTTACTTTTGAGCGGATCGGGTACGGCGTATTGGCATCAACATCCAGACTGATACCCGCAGTGAATTTGCCAGCCGTTAGTGGGCCAGTTGCGACGGAGTAGTTAACACGCAGATATCGCTGAACACCGGCAGGCACCTTTGCAGAAACAACTCGTTTACCTGCTGTCAGGGCGGTCTTTGCCAGTGCGCCACTATCATAAATAGTGGTCCATGAGCTGTTATTCTCACTCGTCTGCAACTGGATGTTTACAGTTGCATCACCGCTTGCCGCGGCGGCTGCGTTAACCAGCGCCCAAAACTCAAGCGGGTAACCCACGCCGATATCACGACGTTTTCCGTCAATTGGACCGAGATCGATTACGTCAGTAGAAGCCGCGGTATTCGTAACCGCCTGAGCTTCGGAGAACATCAACAGTTTGTCGGTGATCATCTTCTTTCTCCATTAGTGGGTCTGTTACGACCCACAGGTTAATAACAGGCGTTACACCACGCGGGCTTCTGTTTCCAGAAGTGCGTCAGTTTCGCGAATCGGCACACCACGAAGTTCTGTCCACCATTCGCCTTCTGTCTCTTTCACGCTGATCGCCAGAGAACTCTTCTCCAGAGATTGCAGGTCAAGCACTTCGTTAATGGTTCTGTTCATGTAGAAAATAGGACGTCCCATCCCACGATTTGGGATTCGATGAAGGGCACGAATCATCAGTTTTGCGATATTCGCAGCAGTAGAAGGAGCGTCAAGATTGCTGACATCGATGTTTGCAATGCGAACAACATAGCGCCAGTCACGCAATGTCAGCCCGTTGTCCCACTTATAATGGGTACGATAACCTTCGTACTTGCCGCCATTAGCATCTTCCAGTGTCACCTGGCCTTTATCTTCCATCTGGATGCCAGCCTTCTGCCCTTTCGGGAAGATGCCATGCACGGTGTTTTCGCCCCACACCACTAACCAGATTGAAGTGTTATCTGTACCCGTGCCACCAGCATCAATGATGTTCTGAGCATTACCCGCAGACAGGCTGGAATAGCGGGAGGACAGTCCCATAAACTGCTGAGGGTTAACGCTGGAATCACCGTAAAACAGCGTCTGCGCCATCGCCTGATTCATCGCTTCAATAAATGCTCGGTCTTCAGACAGGCGGAATTCGGCAGTATTACCGTTCAGATCAGCCAGAGACTTATCGACTTCAGCATAGGTTTCCAGCATGCCAATGGAATCAGTGACCTGCACCGTTGTTGATTTGCTCGGTTGTACGCCATAGTTCAGCAAACGCCAAGTAGCGGAAGGCAAACCAGAACGAATGGTGGTTCGGTGTCCGGTAGGAAGGTTTCCTTCAACAAAAGGCATATCCTGAAGGATTGGGTTGGTTTGACTGAGAAGCTCGATAATCTTATCGACTTTCCCGTTTGGATCGACGCGCTTACCCCAGTCAGCCAGCGTTAGCGCAGTTAAGCCTTTAACAGCCATTGTCATTTCCTCTCTTATTTGCCATAGAGCACTTCGGCCGCACTACGCTGGCCTTCATTACCACCGGTGACCATGCCATCTTCAGACATCGCCTTTCCGATTTTCACGAACGTTTTGACCAGATCAGGGTGATTACCCAGCCCGGTGGTGTTCAGATATTCTTTGAGTTCAGGTGTCCCGAACTGGTCAAGCGCACGCTGTGCGGCGCTAAGGTTAGAAATCAACTTGTCGCCACCGATTTCTTTGTCAGCTTTTACATCCGCAGCCCACTGCTCGGTTGTTTTCTGCCAGGCTTCTGCCTGGCGCTGCTGAACACCTGCCAGAATCTTCGGATAAGCATCAACCAGCTTTTGCGCTTGCTCGTTGGTCAGGTTAAGTTCTCGCGCCACCGGCTCGAATTCCTTCAACGCTTCTGTATCCAGCTCTACGCCTTCGGCAGCCTGAAACTCGTACTTCTCAGGCGCACCCTCTGGTTTATCGCCGTCCTTTTTTTCATCCTGCTTATCGTTTTCAGGCTTTTTGTCATCAGCAGGTTTATCGCCATCAGCAACAGGTTGTGGCTTATCACCTTCCTGTTGTGATGGATCACCAACTGGAGCAGGGTTATCACCTGCAGGAGCTGACGGTTCTGACGCAGCCGGAGCTGCTCCACCATCGACTGGTTGCTCATTGCAAAGACGGCTATACAGCAAACGCTCAAATAAATTCATGATCACTCCTGTTCACTGGCCTCTTTGGCCATCTTCAAATACTGTTCAGGGCAATGCGCCATAACGCGCTGAAACAGTTCCAGCGCCAGATTGCGTTGCCCCTCATTAAATGCCATTGCCATAGCGTCCATCGGTGAGATAGCGGAAAACACACGGCCTTTCTCCAGCACCGACCAGACAACGCGACGCCCTTGTTCACTGCTCATGACAAAGCGAATGTCATCAATTTCACGCTGCGCCATGTCACGTTGCTTACGGGCGTTTTCTTCTTTCAGTTGATCGTCTTCGTAATCTGTCATTGTGATTGCCCACCCTGACCACTAACTGCATTCGCCATAGCTGTCAAAACACTCGGATCCGAAGTTTTAGCTTCGCTTAGCGTCTTGGCACCCTGTGCCGCCGCCATCCCCACCGCCATCATTTGTTGTTGCTGTTGCTGCTGTGCCCGTTGCTGGCGAGCCTGCTCAACCTGTTCCTGCGGAACAATGACGGTTGGAGACACTCCGGACATATCAGCGAATGCATCGATCGCCTGATCAACGTTGAGTTTGTCGAGAGCTTCTGGTTTCGCTTGCGCAAGTTGACCAATGAAGTTAACCGTGGACGCCAGACTGGACAGGCCGATAGACTTCTGCGCCTGAGCCATGACGGAAATGTATTCGACCTTCAGGGGAATGCCTTCCATCGCGTCAGGCGGTGGCGGCAGCATGTTTTTACGCACCATCATCGAGAAAGCGCGGTCAATGAGAGGATTAAGACATTCGTCGTTCAGACGCTCCAGAACCGGCCCCAACATCAGAAGTTTTTCTTCTTTCATTTCGATCACCGCTTCAACAGGCATCGAGCGGGTATTGATGTTCTGCAACATCATGAACAGATCGACAAAGTAGGCGCTGTTAATGATTTGACGGGTGTCCTGAATGTCTGCCACCAAATCTGCTGTACTGGGGTTAACCAGATAAGCAGGCCTGAAACCATCCTGACCAGTAATCTGATCGATATACGTGATGTCGCCAGGAAGAAGGGAGGCACGCTGATTCTTGAGGGAAGTCGGAGCAACCATCGGCGGATTGGTGGCTTTATCAATCAACTGCGACTTGCGCTTCTGGAGAAGCTGCAATGCCTTAACAGGTCCAAGCGCCAGCATACCCGGGCATGATGATCCATAAACATCTTCGCCGTTAACTTCCCAGCGCGGAGCCATAATTGGAAACTCATCGAATCCGGACTCGCGCAACAACTTGTCGTTATCGCCACCAACCTCGTAATAAACCGATTTGAATGGCTTGTTCTTGCTATCCAGCTTCGATGTATCGCGGTCAATGTTCGGGTAAACCGAATGCATCACTTCAATCCACTTCTCGTAGGTGCCGCTTTCCCACATGCTTTTTACGGATTCGCTGACGTTATTTAGCCCGAACTCCTGAACAAGCTGACGAACAGTCATAGAGAACTTGCGAAAACAGGTGTCCACACTGCCACGAGGTGAGTTAGCCAGGTAGTAACTGCCTATCGGGAATGGCATTGTGCGAATGATGTCCTCGTCATCCTCCAGCACTGCCATTGCACCAGTGCTGTATGTGCCGAGGCTTCCGTATAACTGCGGCAGAGACTGATAGAGATTCGACTTATTGAACATATCGTTCATGCGGTTCTGCACCGCCTCAAGCCACAACTTAACAGGGCCATAATCCATCATTTCAGGATCTGGCGTAGCCAGGCGAAACCACGGACGCGCGGGGCTTGTGATGCCTGACATCATGCCGCTGGCGAGAGTGCGCGCCGCCATAGTCCCGGTCGAATCAATAATGCGTGTATTGCGTCGATCGTTACGGTTGACCTCAGAAGTCAGAAAGCGGGAACCACGCGGGTTGATGTAATCACTCAACTCGCGCCAGTGCGGCTCGAACGACTGACGCTCGCTTTCAAGTTGTGCGAACTGTTTGTTCAATCGCTCTTTAGTTGTTTCCGCCATTTCAATGACTCCGGTTACTGACCAAGCAGCGTTTTACCGCTGGTATTAGCGGTTGATGTGTCGCCCTGAGAACCGGTAAGCAGCGTAGAACTACGACCAGCAGCAGCGCGACGGCGACGTGTTTCTTCGTCGCGGGCATCAACAACGGCGGCATCCTGCTCCTGTGGTGCTGCCTGAACTTCTGGTGTTGCAGGCACTGATGGTGAGCTACCCATGCACATATCAATGACTCCGTACGCAATTAAATTATTACCAATTTAACCACATATGATTTATTTATCGTAGATGGTTGACATTTAACGCACGAATTATTACCTTTCAGGTAAGCAAAGGGTTCATTCCGGTTACTAACCTGACTGGCTTGTCGTTAAATTGAACAGGTGGAGTGAGCTTTTATTTTGAGCAGTACGGCGTATGGCACATGCGCCGATAGCGGTCTGGATACGTTTAAGGGGCACCCTCCCTTGCTCGGGCAAACGAACCAGATAGCCGGAATGTGCAAGTCGAGCGGTTTTATTCCGCGCACGGGGATTCACCATCCCGGCGATTCGGTGTGACACCTCGGAAGAGACGAGGGTGCAACGATGAGAGCATTTATGGAGCCGCGACAAAGTGTGGTGCCTTAACAGGCTAAGTGCTCTCAGCGTTGTGGCATTAGCTCAGTTGGACAGAGCAACCGACTTCTAAGCGGTTGGTCGCAGGTTCGAATCCTGCATGCCACGCCAGAATCACGCCTAAGGACCGTGATGCCAGAAGTTCCAGGTGCTTGGCGGTGATAGTTTCCCTTGAAGGACTATCACCGCCCTTTTTACAGCAGGACGCCATTGCGATGACTTCATGCTGTAAACCAGTACAGCCACGGAAGGCATAACTCATTGCTTCCAGTTCGCCCGGTTCGCCGGGCATTTTTTTGCTTGATGACCGCAAATTACCTTAAAGGTATAATCATGAAAAACTTCAAGGTAATTAGCATGTTTGAATCGTTCAAAGAGCTGTTTTTATCTACTGCCAATACTGCCGTGAATCGAGCCAAAAACCCTGTGCTTGGTGCTTTTGTTATGTCCTGGTGCGCCTTCAACTGGAAATCAATTCTTTATCTATTTTTTAGCAAATCAAACATAATAGATAAAATTTCATATATCTCAGATAACAGCACATGGAAAACTGTTATGTTTTATCCATGCTTATCTGTAATTGCTATCTGCTGCCTATTACCATGGGTAAACAATATCATTAACGTATGGCAAGCAAAGCCTCTTGATAATAATGACTCAATCGAAAATCACCTGAAGGCAAGAAAAATCCAGCGTGAAACAAGACTGCAGAGGTTATTGGCTAAAAAAGATGTTACATACGACAAAGTTAAGACTGGCGCGGAAAAAGACATCCAAGAGATGAAAGAAGAGATTATTCGATCAAAGAATAGTATGGGGGAATTGACTGCCGAGTTGAAAGCTAAAGATGACGAATTGAGATCCGCCAGTGCTCAGTTAGCAACTCTAAATCATTCATTAAAAGAGATATCGGAAACTCTTGGAAGAATGAATGAGGCATATAAGACTCTCCAAAATGATTTCGACGAATACAAACTCAAATACCCTGAAAAATCTCAAATAAAAAGCCTTGCACTTGGCAACGGCCAAACAATTAGCAACTTTTTGGAGCAACACAACTTATCCGGATTAAAATCTGGTAAGCCAAACGTTTTTAATAACTTTGGTGTTCTATCTGGATTATCAGGTTTCGAGGATAAAAATAAAGACTAAGCATATGGATCGTACTCGGTAAGCGCCTTGCCTTGCTGGTTCTGCTGCCCGGGAAGTCGCAGGCGCTTTGACACCGGGAAAGCAAACGTCAGCAGTAGCGCATCGCCTTTACCAGGCGAACGCCCAAGTCGTTCTTTGATATCTTCCTTCGGTTCGATAACGATTTTACCGTCCACGCGAACTTTGTACTCTGCCGCCGACAGATCGTCCGCTGTTTCCTGGTCATCCAGCATCCCGCCCAACCTCAGCCATGTCTTGCATGAGTTGAACATCTCCCCGCGCTTGTTGAGCATCTGAGGGTCAGTTGACGCACCACCGAACGGAACAAGTTGCCATGTGCGCCCCCACCCGTCACCGATTGACTTCAGACCGGTTCCGTAACCGAAGTCGATGAACACCGCGTCAGCCTGATACTGGTCTTCAAAGTCAGCGATACGCTTCGCCATAATCAGATCGTCAGTGGTCTTGTTGCCAGTCCATAGCACCTTACTATGCAACCCCTGCCGCAGGTATATCACCGCGTCATCAACGCCTGAATATGCCGGGTCAACACCGATTATCACCGGAGCATGTGCCACCTGCGCAGCGGTTACCACCCGTTTCATTGCCTCATCAGTAAGACCGGTAGGGATAAACTGCAATTCAGATGCATCAGGGAATATGCCGCGCACACGGATTTTAACGAAGTCGCTGTCTTCCCCGTAGTCATCAACCCATTTCTGCAACTGCTGTTTGTTAGTACCTTCCACCGTCCGGCTGTCAATCTGCGCAGTTTTCCAGCGGTGTTTGTATTTGCGGAAACATTCGCGAAAACGCCCGGTATTACGTGTAGGGTTTCCGAACGCCACCCAGATAATCTCAGTGTCTTCGTCCGTAAGCGCACCCTCAGCAACTTCCCACACCAGATCCGCAATGTTCGACGCTTCATCGAATACCACGATGATGCGTTTGCGCTCGTTGTGTAGTCCGGCGAATGCCTCAGTGTTGTGCTCAGACCAGGGGATTGCGTCAGCTCGCCACCGCTTGTCGTGCCCAGGATCATTGCTGTACATCGCAGTAGCGGTACAGGTAAACCAGTCTTTCGTGATAGCAAGGTTCGACCACTTGATAATTTCCGGCCAGGTCTTCGTTCGTAGCTGGTTGTCGGTGTTGGCGGTCACCACGACCTTACAATCCTCGCAAGTGGACATGCCCCAGTTGATCAGCATTGAGATGAATGCGGATTTACCAATACCGTGACCAGAAGCGCGTGCCAGCATAAGCGGCTGATAGCGCGTCTCTGGATTCTGCAGGTGATCACGTATCTCTCGGAACGCATCAGCCTGCCACTGACGTGGGCCGGTAGCATGTGCCAGTTCAGTCCCCTCTTCCCCCCACGGGAACGCATAGAGGGCATAGCCAAGCGGATCGTGAGTGAACCCTGCAATATCCTCGATCAACTGCTCTTCAGGAGATAACGCTGTATCTGTCACTGATTACCATCCTGACGTTCTTTGAGTCGCTTCCTGGCTGCCGCTATGCGATCAGCAATTGTCACATTCACATTAACATCCAGGCGTTCTTTGAATGCATTGACGTCGACGTGCTTACCAATCAGTTCGAGGTTCTTCACCTTGTCAGGCCATTTAATTTTTTTGAGGATTGTCTCTATCGAATCCTCGTTCATGTTCATGATGGTCGATGACAGATCAAAGCCACTAAGCGTAGTGCGCCAGATTTTCGGCCACTCGCGGATTGGCTTAAGGCTCCCATCGTCATTGAGGATATCAATCACGTCCATCTGGTCGATCTCCACCAGGCGCATGAGAACGTAATCGGCACTGACGCGCATTCGTTTGTTGCGCTCCTCCATCAACTCGGCAATCCGTTTTTGAATGCGTTCATCGCGCATCATGACACTGGCTTTAACTGCCGCTGTATTTGGGGAGAATCCTGCGTTAATCGCTGCCTGAGTCTGGTTTTCAGGCGTTTTGATGTATGACTGGCAATAAGCCTCCTGCATTGCGGTTAGTGGCTTAAATTGCGTTGATTTGCGTTTATAGGTTTTAGGTTCAGCAGGCATCATAACCACCCTGGTAATTGTTACCGTTGTGGTAATAGTACCATGCAAAATAAAGCCGCCATAGTTGGCGGCAGTATTCAAAACCCATCAAATTCATCATGCATAATCTACTCGTGACATGTCACACTATTAATTTAGTTTCATGCCAGCCTTTAGTCACCCAGCATTGCGAGTCACCATTACACGGGCATGAATTAACGGGAACTTTCTCGCCGCACTTACCGCAACGTTTTCTGCTAATCGATTTTATACGCCCGCGCACGCGTGCATCATCCTGGCGGATCAGTAACGCTATATACTCCCCAAATTCGTAAGGCGCACGCCCGGGGCGACGCGTGGCACAGTTACGCTCCAGCATTTCCTGCTCCTGCTTATCCAGCACCAGTTCAATTTTGCGCTCACCGGCGGCGGACTGCCGAGCGCGCTGCGCGGCTTTGCGTTCTGCGGGGGATTTAGCCACGAATCGCACTCCACGCCAGATTGATTAATGACTCCCAGGTAATATAAACCCGGATACCAGCAGCCAGGCCGAAACCAATCACCATGGCATAAAGCAGAGCGTTGCACTTGTTCATCACTTCACCTCCTGCGGCGGTTCTGGTAGCGGCATCCAGTGAGTTACGTCATCCAAGATATTTCCTGATAAATACGTGAAAGCTCTATATTTTTTGTAATCAATTGGATTTACAACCCAGTTCCAATATGCTGCCACTATTTGACCTTGACTAAATGCCAGTAACATTTTGGTGTCTTCCGGCATTCGATCACTACAGCTTATCCAACCATCCGGAGTTCCCGGAGAGTTGCCATTTACATCGAAGTTTGGCTCTGCGTCCTGAACCAGGAGGATGTAACCATTCTTGGCAGTATCAAGTTCTAACGCCTCGGTGACGGTACCGAAATAGCGATTACCTAAATCCGCATCACAAGTGCTTACATCAATGGAAACCTCCATGCCTTCGATTAATTCTGGCAAGTTGTAAGTTTGGCTTACAGGTTCTGCTCCCAGTGATGCCAGTGCAATTCGTGCCAGTTCCATTTGTTCGCCACGAGTAAGCCCGTTTTCAAGCGGATTTTTAATGAACAATTCAATACGTTCTTTGGTAATAGTGGTCATTTGTTAGTCCTTAAACTGCTAGTTGCAATTGCATTTCAAAGCGGTCGCGTTGTTCACAATACGCAAGAGAACCAGGGCTATTGTGTGCCTCAATCCGTTCTACCATTAATGCTGCGCGTGTCTCTTTACTTGCAGGTGCATAAGCCCCAGACCAGGCTTTATCAATACCGATGTTTCGAGCGACGTTCGTACTATCTGCGCTGGCTAAGGGTAATTTTGTGAATATCAGCGGATTTAACATGCGCAATCCATGTAGTTTCGTAACCGGCTGACCATGCCCATCAACAATGTGACGAATCAGGTCTTTCATTCTGGCTACCGCAAGAGTTGGGCGCTTTACGTCATAGTCGCCACAACTACCGATAGCCACTCGCGGAAACTCATTGCACAAATGAATAAATCGCTCGTCACTTTCATTCATGTGCCACACTGGAACGCCAGCTAGTTTTCCGTGAGGCCACTCATTCAGAAGCGCATCATTTTCCTCCTCTCCGCCATCAATAACATCCGGGATAATGGCAAAATCGAATCCCGGGTGATTCTTCCAGCGAGCAACAAAATCGTAGTAATCGCTCCAGTTGATTTTGTTTTTGCCAGCTGCTTTCCAGGCGGTGAATGCACCGTTGTCCAGCGCGAACGACTGACAGTATTCAGCCGCGAGATTGATCTGGCCTGAATGCGCAAAACTGATAAACGCATGTCGCCCTTTCCATGCTCTCATTGCGCACGTATCAGGAGTAATAGGCCCACCGTGGTAGTGAATCATCTCACTCTCCTTTGATGCGAATGCCAGTAGCGCGGGAATCATTCCATCGCTTTACTTCTTCACGAATTACGTCAATGCATTCTTTCGAATCCATTAGGTAATCTTCATCAAAAAGCCTTTCCTGTTCGTTTTCTATCGCAACAATGATTGCTTCAACTAACTTTTGTGCCTGAGAACCACTTTCTAACTCTGCAATGCGCTTCTCTGCGGCTTCCAGCTTCTCGCGCATATCGTCAACGTACTCGACCAGAGATCCGCCAGCAGGAATTTCGCACTCCTCGACCAGTTGGAAGTAGATATCAGCTGCGGCCCGTGTGTTGCTATGCCTAGCGTCGCCCATCCAACCTTCACGAAGAGCATCGCGTTCGGCGGTAAGATTGGCTATTTTGCTGTCTTTGCCTTCCAGCTCAACGCGCAGCTTCCCAACAGTAAGAGCAATATCCTCGTTTTCCTGGTCGCGGCGTTTGATGTATTGCTGGTTTCTTTCCCGTTCATCCAGCAGCGCCAGCACGGTTTCTGGTCCGGTCAGAAATTTGAAGGCGTTGAGCGCATCAATATCCACACCGTAATCTTTAAGTTCCTGTTCACTTAACAAATCATCATCAGCTGGCAACATTAACAGGCGTTCCATTGCTGGAATTGCACGTTCCGCCGCCTCACGCAGTGCCTGGTAATTAATTTCGCTCACTGGTTGCCTCCTTTGCGAAGCTGCTCCGCACAATGCAGCAGGGCGTCCGTCGCTTCTTTCACCGTAACGATGTCGCCATCGTCCAGCCCGGCAACCGTCGCGTCCTTAACGAACACCGAGCAAAGGTCATTAAACGCCTGCGCCCGTACTTCAGCCAAGAAAGCGTCGGTGGCTGTGGTTTCGATATCGTTAATTTCATGAAGAATCTCTTCCCATGTAGCGATATCGCCATTCAAATGCCATCCGGCAATTCCACTGGAGTTATCCGCAACACTCCGAACGGCTTCAATAGTTTCATGCATTGCCGCATTCTCCGCCGCCAGCGCATTAGCACGCACCAGTTGCACTTCCAGTTGCATTGCCAAATCGCTGATCAGCTTTGCCACACTACGCATATCAACGGCACCACATTCTGCTTTCAGTTCCGAAGCCATCTCATGCCCGGCGGAAACTAACCCTTTGATATTACTTTCCATCTTTACCCTCGCTTATCCACATAACTTATTGATTACATTGATAACTAAAAAGATCGTCGATTCAGAACTCTTCGATGTTCCAGCCACCACCTGCTTTCTTTGGCTTAACCGTTACCCCGATGATTCGGAACGGATACTGATCTGCGGCGACTTTGGTTTTCACCCTGGCATCGTCGGTCCAGAAACCTTTCACTTCGTGCAGTTCCATCTCGCCGGTGGCGAGCATCACAGCAAAATCGGGCGTATAGAACGTGTTGTCAGCTAACCGCAGCTTGATACCCTCAAATCGATACCAGACGATTTCTCCTGCACGTTTACGCAGCTCAAGGTGCTGGCAATACGCAGATTCTGTTTTGTTCATCTGGCCTGTTTTGAGTCGACCAAGAGCCTGTATCTGTTTTCTCATGATTTACCCCTGAGGTAATTAAAAACCACATAAGACACGAAATCAATAGATTTTAGGATATTTTATTACCCATCAGGTAATCATTGAGACGTAAAAAAATGCGCTATCGCGCTGGTATTACTTGATAAATCCTGCCGCCTTTCCCCGCCTGTATTCCTCCATCAGCCACTGCGCCGGTGTTATTCCCCCTAGGGTGGCGGCGTTAGGCATGCACCCGAAACTTCGCCCTGGTGGATGGTAAACGTCTCTCCCTGTGTCCGGAGGTGTACTCATGGGTTCTGGCTTTGCCTGTATGCTGATCACCGGATCGGGTATCTGCTGTCCGGAAGCCACCTTTTTCGCCCAATCATCGAGCAGCCTGCGCGCGTGTTTCTCAACCTCAATCTCGCTAAGCTGGCGCTGATACATTGCACGGCGGGTATCACATACGACCCAGTACATAACCGGATGTCGCCACGGGAATCTTTCGGGACCACCAGGATATAAACTTTTTTCCTTGCTGTACCGGTGAAACTCCGCCATCACATCGTCAATGGTGACGCCAAGAACCATCTTGCTGTCTTTACACCACTTGATGAATTGCCCAGGCGACGGCCAGAACGGAGATTCACTGGCGCGGGCGTGGCGCATACCAGCAGAAACCTGTTCACGGGTTCGGATCCCCCCTTCGGCAAACGCAGCAATCCACTGCTGTTTTGCAGCTACTTCCTGCTCTGGCGTCTTCAGGTTGGTTACCACTGCCGCCGGAAACAGTTGTTTCAGCTGTTTGAAAAGGGCATCAACAAGCCTCTCTGCTGACATGTTAACCACATTGTCATTGTTGACGTACTGATGCTCATAACCTGACATGCGAGAAAGGGCTTCTCCGTCACGGTTTTGTATCGCGGTAAAAACGTTGTTCACAAGAAATCCTCCCATGCTTCAGGGCTGTTCCAGTGCGGAACGTTGTTATCAGGTAATGTTGATTGCTTCTGTCTGCTAATCTGCAGCCGCCTTGCCAGCTTCTGCTCCCACTGTGCCTGATGGTATGCCTTACCCTCAGCCATCCAGTAAATTCTGAACTCTGCAAGTTCCTGTGCCGTTGGCAGACTGTCCAGGTAGATTCCCTGCAATGAGCTTTTCCGAAGAAAGTCATCTGATGGCTGCCATTGTTCATGCATGACAAATTTTCCTAATTGCCCTATCCCACCAGGAGGAACAAAGTTATTCATCACGGCGTTGTTTGCGCCGGGGTCATGAGGAACAGAATCCCCGGTTTTTGTCCTGCTCTCCCTCTCTTGGTTAAATGACTGGTTATATGACTGGTTCTGGATCCCGTTTTTGGGATCATTCAACATCCCGTTTTTGGGATCATTCAACATCCCGTTTTTGGGTATATTCCCGTTTTCGGTAACATTACCGTTTTCGGGTTCATTACCCCCTTCCCGGTTGCCTTTAATGTTCCCGTTTTTGGTTATATTAAGAGAGAAAACCCGCACTCTTTTCGTCGCTCCCTTTCTCTCTCCGGTATCTGAAATAAGCCCCATTTTCATGAGCGATATAAGTCCGGCCTGCACGGTTTTTTTATTCAGGCAAGTGTCTTTAACGAGGCGTTCTATGCTGGGGTAGCAGAGGTTATATTCATCGGCTCTGTCAGCCATCGAGAGCAGTATGAGCTTTAATGACGAGCTACCTGGATCTGTCTCCCAGGCCCAATCTGTTGCATGTCTGCTCATGATTAATCTCCGCTATCAGCTTGAATGTTGTGGGGAGGAATTAATCATGATCTGCTTAATCTCTGCCCTGATACGACGGTTTGATTCCATGGTGCACTCAACACAGTGTCCGTTGTAAACCCAGCGTTCACTGTCATGTCCGTGCTTACATGTTTTTCCGGTGTAGTAGCGTTTAAGTCCGCGCTTTGCGGCATCAATACGTGTAATGATTTCCATGGTAAGCCCTGCTATTAGTATTGGGATTACGGTTATTTTGTGCTGACACAAAAAAAATATCAACCAGATTTGGTTATTTATTACCTTTGAGGTACGAATAGATATGAAAAGACCGCCGGGTGGCGGTCTACAGAGGGTTGTAGCTGGATATCATGAGTAGAAGAAGTATGCCAGTTCTGCTTTTGAGCGCAGCCATTGTCTTGTTTTACAGGCTTTAAAAAGCCCATTCATCAATACTTTACCTGGCATTTTGCGCTTACCTGTTAAGTGAGTCTGGATATAGTGACTCGTCGTTCCGGCTTCCTGTGCGAAGGCTTCACGCTCATCCGGAGTAAGTGCAAGCCAGTGCTTTTTGAAATCGAAATGTCCGTTATCGCTCATAGCTATTGCCTGATATTTATTTCAGATAATAAATATTCACCCATAAGGTAACAAAAATCAAGGATAGTTACCCATGAGGTGCATTTACCTGTTGGGTAATATTGCTTTAAATTGAATCATCTACTGATTCATATATGAGGCGATTTTCCAGAAAATGAAAAGTATCCAGGACGTCCGCAGGCAAAATCTCAACGACTTGATCGACCGTGAATTCAATGGTGTTCAGACGCGGATGGCAGAAAAACTTGGAACTCAGGCAAATCTGGTAAACCGCTGGGCTCTTGGCAAGAAGGTTATCGGCGACCAGGTTGCACGAAAAATTGAAGCTGCCGCCAATAAACCCCGTAACTGGCTTGATATCGATCGCTCGCTTTCTCAGGAAGGTTTTCAGCCTGTCGGCCCAAGCGACATTGGTCAGCTGGCGGCTCACAACCTGGAACGCTGGATGAGCGAAAGCCGCGACCTTTCAACGCAGGGAAAACTTCACCGCGCATCCGGCGTCGCCCAGGTGACAATCAGCCGCCTGTTAAACAATGAGGTCAGCGTTTCCATTTCCACCCTGGAGAATGTTGCATCCGCATTCGGGCGTCATGGCTATGAATTACTGATTCACCCGCACGACCCTGCGACTATCAACTATGACCGCTCGCGCTACGCATTGTTACCCGAAACCGAGAAAGCAAAGATCGAAAGTTACATTGAATTTGTCATCAACCAGAACGAAAAAAACAAACAATAAAACTATAGTTTTCAGCAAGTAAGCCGCCTCATGGCGGCTTTTTTATTGCCTGTTAGATTACCTTTTGGGTAATTTTTTTAACTCATATCTATTGACATCAAACCAGATACGCATAATTATTACCTCAACGGTAACAGACCGAGGTAACAAGTTATGCAGTGGAAAATCATCAACGGTTGGTACTGCGTTACTGCATGCGGATTCATGAGCTGGAAGTTCCGCACCTTACAGGAAGGCATTAAGTGGGCTTTCGTCAGCAAAGAAGCTCGCGATGTGGCCAACGATAACGAGATATGGGAGGGCTGATAATGAACGTTAATCAGCAGAAAAATCTTCAAAAAATCATGCTGGCATTCGACAAGGACTACCGCCTGTCAGAACAGTTATATGACCGACAAGTTGAACTGATCGAGAGCATCCGGCTTCATCAACTGGCCTCAACTTTTGACGCTGTAACAGGCAAAGGAGTTCGCCAGGAAGTGCTGGAGGCAGCTAAAGACAGCTCTGAGTTCGAAGAACTTATGGATGCCTACCGGCGCGAGGCAATGGCAATTATCGCCCGCTGGGATCTGGCGGATCAGCTTGATGGACAGAGGGACGCGGCATGAAACCAACACTCCTCTCATTGCTGCGAGGTGGAAAACACAGCATCCGAGATATGGCAAAGATTCTTGGTATCTCAAGATCGAAGGTTTCTTGGTTCATCGCTGAGCTTGAACGTCGCAAATGGGTAGAGGTAACCAGGAGCGCAATATATTTCCACGATGGAACCCGTTCCAACAAGCAGAACGAATACAAGGTTAAGTTATGAATACTGGCATCTATTTCGACATCAGCAACGAAGACTACCACGCCGGTGACGGCGTGAGTAAGTCGCAACTGGACATGGTTGCCAAGAATCCGGCGCTTCTTAAATGGGTTCAGGCAGCACCAGAAGACGAAGAGAAAAAGTCTGCACTGGATATGGGAACCGCATTGCACTGTCTGCTTCTGGAGCCTGGAGAGTTCGACAAACGCTTCATTGTTTCACCGAAATTCGATCGTCGGACGAAACAAGGTAAAGCTGACGAAGAAGCATTTCTTCGTGATGTAGCGGATATGGGGATTACGGTACTTGATGCCGAGCAGTGGCGGAAACTGGAGCTGATGCGTGATAGCGCAATGGCTCACCCGGCGGCACGCTGGATGCTGGAAGCACCTGGTTACTGCGAAGCATCAATGTACTGGAACGATGAAGAGACGGGTGAGTTGTGCCGAATTCGCCCAGATAAATGGCTGAACGAGCACAACGTGATCGTCGACGTGAAAAAGGTTGCAGATATGGACCGTTTTGCACGCCACATCGAGGAATTCCGCTACCACGTGCAGGACGCAATGTACCGCGAAGGAGCAATGAGGGTTACTGGTCAGCCGCATGGTTTTTTCTTTCTTGCCGTGAGCGAAAGCATTGATTGTGGTCGGTATCCGGTACGCGTGTTCGAGCTGGATGCGCAGGATGTCGATGCCGGGCACGCTCTGTTCCGCCGGGATCTGAATACCTATCACGAATGCCGCATCAATGATGAATGGGGCGGTGTGGAAATCATTAAACGCCCTGAGTGGGCACGCAAACAGGATATGTACATATGAGCAACGACATCGCAAACATCAACGCACCAGTAGACACAGCAATCGCTGGAACTGCTGCAACTATTTTCAGCCCAGACGGCTTGAACCAACTGATGAAATTCGCCGAGGTAATGGCGCAAAGCCGCGTAACGGTACCGGCGCACCTCGCCGGGAAACCAGCTGATTGCATGGCCGTGGCAATGCAGGCTGCGCAGTGGGGAATGAACCCGTTTGCCGTTGCTCAGAAAACCCATGTTGTGAACGGCACGCTAGGTTATGAAGCCCAATTAGTAAACGCAGTTATCTCAACGATGTCGCCAACAAAAGATCGCATCAACTACGAGTGGTTCGGGCCGTGGGAACGCGTGATCGGTAAGTTTGTTGAGAAAACATCCAAAAACGGCAATCCATATATCGCACCAGGCTGGACTCTAAAAGACGAAGAAGGCTGCGGTGTTCGCGTATGGGCAACCATGAAGGGCGAGGATCAACCTCGAGTGCTTGAGTTAATGCTGTCTCAAGCACAGGTAAGAAACTCCACACTTTGGGCCAGTGATCCGAAACAACAACTCGCATACCTTGCGACAAAACGCTGGTCTCGCTTGCACTGTCCTGACGTAATCATGGGCGTCTACACACCAGACGAATTACAGGAAACGGCACCGCGCGTTGAGCGAGACATTACTCCGCAAACAACTACTGCTGCGGGAATGAACAGTCTGATCAACGCTAAACCAGTGAAAAAGCCTGATGAGCAAACTCGTAAAGCGGATAGCCGTGATCCAGAAGAAATGCTGATGGCCTTTACCAGCGCAGCGATGAATTACAGCACTGTCTCCGAACTGGATAAGGCTTACAAATACATTGCACAAAAACTTTCAGATGATGACGAACTGCTGGCAAAAGCCACCGACGTTTACAGCGTTCGTCGGGAAGAATTAAACGAAACATCTATGTAACCACCACCGCGGCGCCACACGCGCCGCACTGCAACCAAGAGAGGTATTTATGAAAGGTGCATTAGGTAAGAAGGAACTCCTGGCGGTGGTGCCACTGTCATGGAGCACTATCGACCGTATGGAGCGCGCAGGGGAATTTCCTAAACGCTGGTATATCACTGACAAACGCTGCGCATGGAACCGTGACGAAGTTGAGCGTTGGCTTGATGAACGTCAGGCAGCAAGCCCGGCAGAGTTCCAGGGTAAAAAACCTCCTGTTCAGCAACGTGTATATCGTCCCGTGAGCAACGCTGCATGAGTGCGCTGCTAAGGCACTGGAGCAAATGGTCAGGATGGTACTTATTCCTGGCCTCTGTTTCAGCATGGCTTTATCTGCTGGCATTAATTTTCAGAGAGGGTTGGATTAAGTGAGAAAGTTAAGCCGACTTGAAAAATATCACATGAATAAGGTTTCAATGCGCAGTCAGTCAAAGATTGTCGCCGTTACTCCTGCGGCGATAGAGATCGAAAAACGCGCGATTGAAAGAGAGAAAAAAGGGCAGTTCCGCATTGCCGCTCACCTTTGGCTTCAGTGTATGGATGTTGCTTCTGGTGATGTTGAACGTGCAAGGATCGCGGTTCGCAGGGACCAATGTATCACAAAAGGTAACGGCCTTCGCCGTGGCGACTATAGCGGCATAGGATGTTGTGGGGTGGTTTATGACTAAGAAATACACACTAATCTATGCAGATCCACCCTGGGTATACCGGGACAAAGCCGCAGATGGTAATCGCGGTGCCGGTTTTAAATATCCGGTTATGAGTGTGCTGGATATCTGCCGCCTTCCTGTGTGGGATTTGGCCGATGAAAACTGTCTGTTGGCCATGTGGTGGGTGCCAACACAACCACTCGAAGCACTAAAAGTTGTTGAAGCCTGGGGATTCCGTCTGATGACCATGAAGGGATTCACGTGGATAAAATGTGGTAGTCGACAACCAGATAAACTGGTTATGGGTATGGGTCACATGACTCGCGCCAATAGTGAAGATTGCCTGTTTGCAGTAAAGGGAAAACTACCTCCGCGCATTAATGCAGGGATCGTTCAGTCATTTACCGCACCGCGGCTTGAGCATTCAAGAAAACCAGATGTCGTTCGTGAAAAACTTGTGCAATTGTTAGGCGATGTTTCTCGCATTGAACTGTTCGCCCGCCAGTCGTCTCATGGCTTCGATGTTTGGGGTAATCAGTGCGAAGACCCGGCAGTGCAACTACACCCTGGATACGCGTTGGATATTGCCAGATTAACAAATGCATTCAGCAATGCTCCGCTGTCACCAACAGACAACCAGGGGCGGGAGCGTGCAGCATGAACAGGGCATCACCAGCAGATTTAGGAAATGCCTTGAAACTGCAAACATGCTTGCACACAGCGGGATCAGGTTTGTTCCAATTCCCGCTGTCACTGATGCTGAATTTGCAACACTGTCAGCAATATTCGAAAACAAAATTGAATCACTGGCAGCAGAAGCAGAGATGGAAGAAAATCAGCAGAACTATTAAACGTTATTCCCCCGCCATCCACTTCTCAAACTTCGACGGGGAGAACGGAATCAGATCCGTATGCTCCCCGTTAATCCAGGAATCAATCATATCGGACCACTGCTGCAACATGTAGGCGCGCTGCCTGGCGTATTCCGCTTTGTTATATACGGCGCGCACACCTTTCTGCTCATGTGCCAGAGCCTTTTCAATCCAGTCTGAAGGATAACCAGCCTCATGCAACAACGTACTGGCTGTACGGCGCATATCGTGTACGGTGAAGTCCTGAATATGCTCACCATCTTCATTTATTATTTTCACCGTTCTGTCGATCAGAGAGTTCAGCGCGGCATTAGATAATGGCTTCCTGAAATTGTAACGACCAGGAACCAGATATTCACTTCCACCAGCGCACATCTGCAACCCGACCAATATATCCTGAGCCTGTTTAGGCAGGTAAATAACATGCGCCCGGCTTCCCTTCATGCGGTCTGAAGGAATTGTCCATGTCCATTTTTTAAAATCTATTTCATCCCACGTTGCATTGGTGAATTCGCCCTTACGAACCATAGTGATAAGCACCAGTTTTAAAGCCATTTTCATAGTGCCCATAGCACCAATGGCATCCAACGTGCGGAAGAACAGGCCAATTTCTTCTGGTGTCAGTGTTCGCTCTCGTGGTTTAAATATGGCGATAGACGAAGGTTTAATGTCAGCCGCAGGATTAAACAAACCATGACCACGGTCATTGGCGTGACGGTATACGCTGCTGATGATCTCCCTGGCCTGTACTGCTGTTGCCCGACCACCGCGTTCGACAATCCGGTCACACAAATCACGAACCATCGATGTGGTAATTTCAGCCATCATTTTGTTGCCAAGAACCGGAAGTATGTCACGGTCGATCACCGCCTGCTTCATTGCGCGGGTACTGTCAGCCAGGATGACGTGTTTCATATAACTGTCGGTATGTACCGCAAACGTCTCGGCACCACGAATCTTTTTGATACCGTCACGTTTAGCCGCAGCCGGAGACTGGCCTGCTTTAAGCAGCTTCTTTGCAGCAATCAGTTCTTCTCGCGCTTCTGCCAGGCTGATACCGTCACGCCCATACTGCCCGATTACCAGTGTTTCACGGCGACCGTTGATACGGTAGTCATAGCGAAACGAGACCGTGCCTGACGTAAGCACAGCTACATACAGCCCGTCACGATCGGAGACCTTGTACAGTTTGTCCTGCGGCTTGAGGTTTTTTAATTTTGTATCGGTAAGCAC